AAATCATATACAACACTAACGGAACGTTTATACCTAATGATGAAGTTGTTGAAGAACTAAGGCACTATAAGAAAGTAACTTTTATCTTAAGCATTGATGGTATAGGTGAACTTGGAGAACGTGTACGTGGCGGAACTAAATGGCCTGACGTTGTTAAATTTATTGATTGGGTTCACGACAATATGTACACATTAGAATTTAATTCTGTGCTACACAAAAACAACTATATGGGTCTAAAAGACTTACATGACTTCTGTACAAGATTTACAAACACACGTTGGTACATTAACGTACTAACATTCCCTTTTGATTTAGATATCAATGTCCTTGATGCTGATGCTAAGAATAGTATTATTAGTGATGCACGAAAATTAAACTTACCTAACAAAGATTTTATTATTAATCATTTACAAAAGAATTAATCTTATGTAATAATTCAACAGGCTGTTTTTGTTGAAACAAATTAAGATAATGTTCTCTATTATATTCTAATATAGTTGTAAGTTCGTTGTACATGTCTTGTAGTTCATGTATATTATAACTGTTTAGTTTATCAACTTCACCCATTGCCATTGCAAGTCTTGTTGAAGGATCTTCTTCGTTGTCATATGATTCATCTATAATTTGACTAAAGGTCATAAAGCCAAGTTCACGCAATAGTGCTAACGTTCCTTTCAAACCAACAACAATAAACGGGTGCTTATACAAGAAACACTTCAATGCTTTTTCTGTAAATGCTTGTCTATTATTATCCCAAAAGTCTCCTTCAGTAACAATACTAAAATAACTTTCTTTGTAATAATCATCTGCACTTGGCAAACTTCTTGACATTGATTTATATGTAACTTCGTTCAAGTCTAACTCTACAGGCAAGTTGTCTTGTAATAATGTTACAAATTCTTTTGGCAAATTAGTATCTAATAAACTTTTGTCAAGATACTTTCTATGTTCTTGTTGTGTGCTATTGCCGTTGAATACATGTTCGTATGCACCAAGTGGACAACTTAGGTATGTATGTTTAGCAATATCATTCTTTAACAAATGATGTGTTACTTGTAGTCTATGCATACGTTCTTGCCTATTCAAACACAAGAACTTTTTCTTACGTAAGTTACTGTTACCATTCCAGTCTTTGTTAAGATGATTGCGTATATCAATGCCGTCATATCTATCAAGATGTAATTGTACATTAAAATATATTTTGTTCTTTGTGTTAAGAAGTTTGTTGTTTGTTAGTATTACCCAGTCAACAATATAAGGATTGTCCTGTACAGTTTTTTCTACCAACGCAAGAAATGCATCGTCTGTAAGCCCCTCGTATGAGTCATCGATAACAAGAAAGGTCGGTATTTTATACGTTTTAAAAAAGTTAGTAAATGTTTCAAATGTGTAATCATTGTCTCCTACATATTCAAAGAATACTACAAGTTTATCTTGATTCTCAAGTACCTTATCATTATGTCCTTCAAATTCAATAATACCTTCGAAGTTCTCGATAAACGTACCAAGGCTTCTGGAATTACTATCCATTGTTATTAAAGGTATTTTCTTCATAGTAATTTTACATTCTTAACCACTGCTTCGTCTTGTGGTTTTAGTTTTGGATTAGCAGGACACATTGCACAAATGCTGTGTGGTTTGAAAATGTTTTTAACAAATTCTTCAAGTTCACTTTCTTGTACATCAATGTTAAGTCCTTCGTAATCTACATATGGTTTCCAATCAACATCATCTATTTGTCCTGCTTTGCTCAAGTATGTACGCACCATACTAATAGGAGGACACTTGTATAACTGTCCTTTGTATATTATAGGATATATGTTTACACCACATGCTTTATAACTTGCTTCAGGATCTTTGTCAGTCCAAGGCTTTAGTTTGCCGTTGATCGTTTGTCTATAATCATACCAGCCACCTTCTGTAGGATCAGTAACTTCTACTTCAACATCATCTTGCTTGTGTGCAATATCACTAACCATACTCCAGTTGCCTTTGCTGTAAAAAGCATTCCATAAATTAGTTTCAATAAGTTCTCTAACCTTAGGATTTTTATTATGTAAACTACAACTAATTTTTGCTCTGCCTATTTTCTTAAGGACCTTTAGTATGTCTGGACGCTTAGGTAATAAGAATCCGTTAGTATAAACTTCTATAACTGCATGATCAAATATGCGTCTTGCTTCTTTTAGTATATCGTATATGCGTGGGTGTAACAAAGGTTCACCACCAATGATAGTAACATGGTCTGGGTCAAGTCTTTTACCCCATGCTTCCATGTTCTTAATAATGTCTTCAAATGATTCTACGAAAGGTAAGTTGTGATCAATAAACCTATCGCAACCTGGACACGCCAGATCACAACTTGTCGTAATCATGTATTCAAGATTTGGTATATGATAACCGCGTTTACTCAAAGTAACTTTCCAATGTGCCTTTACGTTTCGTATCTAAAGTAACACAATGGAAGCCACCACTCAATGTACGTGCTTGACGCATAGGTAATGCTATACTTTCAATTCCCCATTTATCTAATTCTTTACGCAGGTCTTCTTGATTCTCATCACAAATTACAAGTTTTTCATTAACACTCATAAAGTTCAAACCAATATATTTACTGCATGGCGAAACGTTGTTAGGCAAGTTAGTGCCGATGTCATGCACCTTATCACCTGGGAAGAAAATCTTATCCCAGTTTTTAAAGATAGGTGGATACCAGTCAGGATTAATTCTATCTCCGTTAAACAACACAAGTCCAGGACGTAATGGAATTACTGTACTGTCAAAGTGTGAATAACTATAAAATTTTTCAGCAAGATGAATTTTATATCCTAAAGGTTCAAGGATAGTTTTTAACCACTGTCCTCCTAATAGTGTACCACTGTTGCTAACTTGATAGATTAAATCCTTACCAAGTCTTACTACGTTGGGTGCATCAAATACAATTTCTTTGTTAACAAGTGTAGGAATACTTAGGTCCTCAAGTTGATAACTTTCATCAAGCAGTCTTGGACGAGGCGCACTAATCCATTGTGAACCGCCTGCCATTGCTTCATATAAAAATTCTCTGTATGCTGTTGTTTCGTATTGTCTTGCTCTCATTGCACCTGGACAATCAATAATAAGATTGTTAAGTGGCAATAATAAATCTCGTGGACAGTATGTGTACCAACCTGTAGTTTTCCAATCTGGAGAACCAAATTCTACGCTGTGATCAATTGACTCTGGACGTCTAACTTTAACTCCAAGGTTAGTTAAAAGTTTGGCAAGGCCATCAAGGTCCTCATTTGCTTCGTCAATTACCCACTCAGGACTTGGTCCTTCTAAGTCTTTGATGTGTTCATATTTGCAATCTGCAAATCCAAAACTGTGCGTTGATTTATCTACTGTTGGTATTCTTGCATGATCGGCGATACCCACAAAACATTCTTCTAATGGATCCCAATCATTGTGACTGCTTACTACTGTCATATTAATCTCCTTGGTTAGTATTCATATTTAAATGGCTGATATGAGATTAAGTGCCAGAACTGGTATTGACTATTTCGCCTATTAGTTCGCTAATACACACTCTATTGACGTCACTGCCTCGGTTCCAATCTTTCCATTTGTCGTCTCCGATGCCAAACATAATGCAGTCTGTAGGTAGTAAGTTCTTATCTTCTATTGCTTGATTGTAAGCAGTTGCATACTGTTGCCAGTTCCAATCTACTGGAAAGTTTTGTATTAAACTATTTGCAATGCTTATGTCAATTCTGTTATTCATTTCTACAGAATTAAACACATCAATGCCGTCATCTGTATCTACACGTTCACAACGTACACCTACACGTAAAAATTCTGCGCCATAAAATGCTTTACTAATACTAAACGTAATAGTTTCTACGCATTTCCATTGTGCTAAATCTACGTTAATATTCTTTGTACAAGGATAATATGCAAAGTCAAGTAGCACAGGAATTTCTAAACTATTACAAATATCTAAGTAATATTCAAGGTCAACATGCTGTCTACCATAGTCGCTGAAAGGTACACTTGTGATTAACACATCGTCGTGTTCAAGTGGTTCGTCTTCGATGTATTCCCAATCACACCCATGTTTCAAACATGCACTGTGATACATAAATTCACCTTTGTGAAATCTAAAACGTTTGTTTTTGTGTCTAAAATAAAAATGATCAAAGGCTTGTACAGTACCGCAAACTAATTTTTGGCTTGGAAATAAATCAAGTCCTATTAGTTTATTATTACCACTTGCACTAATCCAATCCATAAATGTTTTAATAAACGTAGATGGTAATTCTTCGTTATACAAATCATTTACAGGATTTAATTCTGTAATAAACTTTTTAATTTTGTTGTCTGTTACAGGTTTAGCGCCTCTTAAATTCATTCTTTACTCCAGTTACTTGCATAGTGTACTTAGGTCTCATTCCGCTATTAGCACTTAAATGCGGCTCATCTTTTTGAATAATAATTGCATCACCACGTTTCCATTTAGTGATAGGTGTATTGTTTATTTCAAAATAATGTCCACTCTGCCAGTCTTCTAAAAATATATTAATACGACAACATTCGTCAGGATCAACTCCGTAGTTTTTTGATATCATATAAAACGTATCAACGTGTTCTGGTAATACTTGTCCTGGTGCTTGTTGCATTACTGCGACAGTACATCTGTCAAATAACGACTTACCAAAATTAATAAAATCTTCATTATCTGGAAATGCTTGTTTGTACTGTGTGTTGTCTTTTGTATAACCTGCAAGATGATATTTTTTATTTTGTGATTCAAATGCAGTTGCTCTGCCTTGATCACTTACGTTATCTTTATCATCATAAAGAAGTTTTTTGTAATTAAGTTCTGGTATATCTAATGTTATTTGGTCCATGGTTTGTCGTATGCTACTTTCTCTTTGTCATCAAACCAATACAAACTTCTGTGTGGAGGATGTTTAGAGTCATGCTCTGCGTTACTAACATAATAGAACAAACGCAATGCTTTTCTACTTGTACCTTCTGGGTTTGTCATTGGCTCAGGGTAACCGTGAAATGCAAAGTTATCATAACTCCATATAACGGCATTACCTGCACCTACAGGAACTTTGCTATGTACAGTTTCTCTTTTTCTATCATAAAACTGTAACTGTCCACCCCAATCTTGATCCCAATCTTCATTAAGATAGATTACTAAACTTACCATGCGGTGTAATCTAAGTTGTTCATTCCAATTGAAATCGCTGTGTACTTTTAAACTATCACCTGTTAATGACTTACAATATCCTGCACCTATAAGATGAGGATCAGGTATTAGATCAACTGTGTCAGTAACGTCTTGTAACCATTTGATAAACTTTCCACTGTGTAATGCATGTATAACTGCATCTTGTACAGGCGTCTTATCAACGTTATTATATTCATACATACATGAACCTGCTCTTGTAAAATGCTTACAGTCTTCAAGTGGAACTTCTTCCAACTCTTTAGCCATTGCTTTTACAAGTTCGTTTGGAACAAGGTTGTCAATAGTTAATAAACTATAACTTGGGTGACTACGATACTTTTGTTGTAGTTCGTATGTGTTTGAAAAATTCTTTTCAATATGATCTAAAAGTTGCTGTTTCATACAAGTATTTAAACAAGGTCAGTAAAACGAGGTTCTTGTTTTGGTCCGCGATCAATAGTTCTCTTAGGCCAGTTGTGTCTATAAGAACTTTTATAATGTGTAATTTTTGCATGTAGTTGTGGTTTCTTAAAACGCCAATTATTATAAATTTTACAATCAAATAATTTAAATCGTGTGTTTTGTATTGTTACAATTTCGTTGGTCCAATTTGTAGGCAAGTTACCTCTAAGAAAATAATTCATTTCTCTTTGATCACTTCTTCCTTGTTTTGTACCGTCTATCTTATTCATACGTTGACACCATATGTCTACAAATTTTAATGTTGATTCTGTTTTTCTAAAGAACATTACACCTGCATTAATAGGTTGATCATTAAAAAACTTTACACCTCTTACAGTTACACCGATATCATAACTACCTCTATCTTGAATACCATGCAAACTTTGCCAAAGGATTGTATCAGCGTCCATCCAAACTACATACTCTCCTGCATTAACTTTGCTGAGAGCATCTTTGACCATAAAAGGTTTACTTGGAATTTTTCTGCCTGCGTCTTCGTATACTTCACCAACAAAAGGTTCGCCATATCCTAATTCACCTAAATCATACACATGATATTTTTGTCTTAGATCAATAAGTGAACGTACTAATACATCACACATATTCTTAAATTTTTTATTTGCGGCAGTTATTACTAATATATCATTCATTTTCTAATACCGTTAGTTTTTTGTAATTAAACAATTTACATTTATACTCTGTTAGTAAAGGTTGCACAGTTCTATTGTCTTCAATAAAATATACAAACTGTTTTGACAAGTGCGGCATAAGTGTATCTAATGTATTTGTAATACTACTATCACTATGATGTCCATCATCAATTGCAATGTCTATTGTTCTACCTTTTAGAATTTCGTTAATTTTTTCTTGGTTATCTGCAAATTGATCGTACTCATAAAGTTCAGGTGCCTTATGTTGAAATGCTCCTTTGTCTTTTAAGAATTGTAAATTATTTTGTGTATGACTTACGTCAATATCTAATCCAATAATATCTGCATTAGGAAACAATTGACTCCATATTGCTAATCCTGTGCCTTTCAATATACCACATTCTACAATAGTTTTTATGTTAGTACGGTCCATTAAATGTTTACTATAGTAAGTTGCATATCCATGACGGGTCATACGATCACCTCCTGACATACCTGCAGGATTTAATTTTGTTTTAGGTGCAAGTGGACTTACTTTGTTACGTGGCACAGTGTTATGATAGCCACCAAAGTTTTCTTCCATTTGTTGCAACCATTGTACTGATCCTACTTTAATCATACGTTCCCTTTTGTGTAGTTTAGATTGTGCTAAACCTATTTTCAATATTTCTTCTTCCTTTGGCCATTCTTCATCAAAGTATCTGGTCATGCTAAAACTGGTTCCTTGGTAGTTGTTAAATTAATATCTAACATTTCTCCAAACTTTAAATTATCAGGAGTTTTGTAACAACCGCCTCCTGGCCAAAAAGTAAGTTCACCTAATTTAGGCTGTCCTTCCCAATATAAATCAACTCTAATATATTTCCATCTTGCAGATATCTTTTCTGCTATCTTTTTCATTTCAAAAAAGTTTTCTAAGCCATCAAATGGTTCTTGTTCTACGTGTTTCATTGTGTGTACTAAATGCAATGGTGTAGTTTTTCCATTAGGATCTAATATAGATTCTTTCTTTTTACCACCATGTCTATCCCAAGTCATAGTTACCCATTTTACTTCACCATGCACACAATTAAATTTATAGTCAACGCCTGTGCCTTCTAATTTAACTTCTTTAACTACGCCAGGTGTAATAAGTCTATATGCCCATTCGCCTTTGCCTTTTCCGTAAGGCTTAGATGCTTTTGCTTTACAAAATTCTTCTGCTTCTAATTCTTCTTGTTTGTTATTAGCAAAACGCACACCACCTGAGCCGTTGTTTGCTTTAATAACCATAGGGTATGTTGTTGTGTTAGGTATAATTAAATCATTGCCAAAGTCTTTAGAAATAAAATCTTTGACTGCTAATTTATCACAACAAGTAATTTGATCTTTGTCTTGATCGTAAATTTTTAACCAAGCAATTTTTTCGTTGAATGTTTTTGGATTATCTATGTTAGGCCAAGTACCTAACTTCTTTTTATGCCAGTGAGTTGCTTCGTGCTTAATGCTCATGATATAGTTCTCTAATGATATCAATTTTTTGTTGATATGCATTAAGACCTACAATATCTTCTTCAATAGTTTCCTCTGGAGCAAAGATGTAACAAGTTTTACTTTTTACTAAGATAGGATGGTATCTTAAATTATGGAAATAAGAAATCATTTCATTTACATCTTGATTAGGTTCAAACACTACCCACGGTCTAAACTTTTCTATTGTTTTCATTGCGCCTTGTATTACAGGCCATTCATAGCCTTGCACATCAATTTTTATTAAACTACATGACTCTAAATTTTCGTCATCTAATTTTTTTACTCTAATAGTATATGAATGTTTTTTCTTTTTATTTACAATGTGTGCATTACCACAGTTATCATCACTGTCTACAAATTCTGCTTCTGTGTTTTCGTTACCAAGACCATATTCACGTATATCACCTTCGCCTTGCATATTTTTATACAAGCATTCTAAATTACGTGGACTTGGTTCGTAACTAATAACTTTTTTAAATTTGTCTTTAAATGGATACGACCATATACCAATGTTTGCACCTACATCAATAAATGTTTTGAATTCTTTAATATTTTCTAAAATTTTGCTACGAACACGTTCTTCGTATGTTGGGTTATTTTGATCTTCGTTATCAGCAACATGACTTGTAATTTTTATTTCGTTATCAGGTACCCACCAACCATTATCTAAGTGCTTCATATTGTAGCGTCTTCCATACCTGCTACACGTAACTTAACAATGTTAGTAATTTGCCATTGCTTCTGATCTAAGCCTTTAGTAATACCTAACCATTTGTTACGCATTAGTGCAAATTCATTAATGATCTTTTCCATATCAACTACATCTGCTTCACCGTCAACATACTTTTCTACATCACGACTTGACAATGCTCGTTGATAATTTTCAAGATACTTCTTAAAAAACGTACTACGTAATCTACGTAATTCGATGTTAAGATATTCTAATATTGCTTCAAGTTCTTGTAACTGATTAAAACGTTGTTCGACAAGGCCGGGCATTTCTGCCGCGGCCTTCTCAAGACTTCCGAATATACGGATTTCTTTTTTAGCCTGTAATAACTGATCGTTATAATAGTCTAACGCCTCAGGTATTTTACTAATATCTTTTGATATTTGGCTATACCACATAGTTAATCCCAATCGTCATCGTCAGCAGTCAATTCTTCATCAATATCAAGATAGTAGTTAATTGCCGCATCAAGATGATCATCTGTACCTAAACTTTCTTTAAGTGCTTCATCGGACACACCATAATCTGCAAGTAAGTCAACAAATCTTTCTGCTA